AGATAAGATCTACATCGACCCCGAATGGCGGGAGAAGGCGCCGCTAGGCCAAGGATCAGATTGGCAGCGACCCGGTACGCATGCTAGCCCCGACCCGACGGGTCGCTTGGACCGACTGGGCCGTATCGCCCCCACGAAGTTAAAGAGTTAGGATAAACAAAATGAAAATCACAAAGTCCAGAATACAAGAAATCATCCAAGAAGAGATCGTGAAAGAGATCGAGTTTAGAACTCCGCCTCGAACTGGTGTTCCGCCAGGTGCCCCCTTAGAGGATATAGCAGATCTGAAAAAATATCCAACCACAAAAGAAGAAGAGATGTCAGAAGCTATTTCCCAGATTCTTGAAGATTTGCTAGCTGATACTGTCGAGGGACAAGGTGGTCCACCTAGAGACAAATGGATGGCTGATTATGACGAAGAGCTTAGTGATGAAGCAATGCGCATGCGCGATAGGATTCTGGCCGCAGCAGATGAAGTTATTGAGAGAGAAGAAGCCCGAAGATAAAAATGAATGAGCTTTCAATTAGACAAAAAACAAAAAGTAAAAGAAATATTAAAGTGCGGTAAGGACCCATCCTATTTTTTAACAACGTATGCCCGTATATCCCACCCGATGCACGGGCTGATTTTATTTGATACGTATGATTTTCAGGATGAACTTCTTAAAGATTTTAATGATTACCGTTTCAATGTTATTTTAAAAGCGCGCCAACTTGGTATTTCTACCATTACGGCTGGCTATGTCGTATGGATGATGTTGTTTCACCGCGACAAGGCTATTCTTGTAATGGCAACAAAGTTTGCAACGGCGGGAAACTTAGTAAAGAAAGTAAAAGGAATCATGCGCAATATTCCTGATTGGTTGAAGATATCGACCATCGATGTGGATAATAGAACTTCTTTTGAGCTTTCTAACGGATCGTCAATTAAAGCGGCCTCAACCTCTGGCGATGCTGGACGTTCAGAGGCTTTGTCTTTATTAGTGCTTGATGAGGCAGCACACATTGAAAATCTAGAAGACTTGTGGACCGGTCTATATCCTACGTTGTCAACTGGTGGTCGATGCATCGCTCTGTCAACACCAAATGGGGTAGGAAACTGGTTTCATAAAGCCTGCGTTGACGCAGAAGGCGCCGTCAATAACTTTAATTTAACGACATTGATGTGGGATGTACACCCAGACAGAGATGAAGAGTGGTATAAAAAAGAAACTAGGAACATGTCTAAGCGCCAGATTGCGCAAGAGTTACAATGCAACTTTAATACTTCTGGAGAAACAGTTATTGATCCAGACGATATGGAATGGTTATTATCTCAGCTTAGAGAGCCTAAATATCGTACAGGCTTTGATCGTAACTTTTGGATTTGGGAGGAACATGATCCTACTTGTAATTATTTGATGGTGGTTGATGTGGCGCGCGGTGATGCTGCCGATTATTCTACTTTTCATATCCTCAAATTAGAAACATTGGAGATTGTCGGAGAGTACCAGGGAAAAGCAACACCAGATATGTATGCCAATATGTTGAATCAAGTAGGTAGAGAATATGGCGGCTGTATGTTGGTTGTAGAAAATAATAATATTGGTTATACCGTTTTAGATAAATTGATAGAATACCAATATCCAAATCTTTATTATTCTATTAAATCAACACACGAATATATTGATCAACATCAGGCAGAAGTAAAATCCAGCGCCATTCCAGGCTTCACTACTTCTATGAAAACGCGCCCACTCATTGTAGCGAAATTAGAGGAGTTTATCAGAAACAAACTAATTAAGATATATTCTTCACGATTGATTAACGAAATGAAAACTTTTATTTGGAAAAATGGCAAACCACAAGCTATGAAAGGCTATCACGATGATTTGGTGATGGCTCTTGCTATAGGTTGTTGGGTACGCGATACAGCACTTCAGGCAAATGCGCGAGATTTAAATTATCAAAAAGCATTTTTGGGCGCCATAAGAACAACGAGCACATCATTTAATACAAGGATAAGAGGACAAGAGGGCTACAAAAAAGATAACATTCTTGATAAAATGAGTGAAGCCAAAGAAATGTATGAGGAATTCAAATGGATTATAAAGTGAGAAATTAAATGCCACCGAAACAAGGAAAGAACCCCAACAACCCACAGTCTGATTTATTCAAAGCCTTAACTCGGCTTTTTTCTGGTCCGATTATTAATTTTCGGTCTCAATCAGGTCGAAGAATTAGAAGACAACATTTAGATAAGTTTTCTTCTCGTTTTAAAACTGCTTCAGGCCAGCAGTTTAAAAAGACGTTATACAACCCCCTGGACGTAATTGCATCTAATGCTATCGCCAATCAGCGACGTTCTGAGAGATATATCGATTTTGACCAAATGGAATACACGCCAGAGATTGCATCTACAATGGATATTTATTCAGATGAAATGACAACTTATTCAGAACTTCGTCCAATGTTAAATATTAAATGTCCCAATGAAGAATTGCGCGCGGTTCTAGATGTGCTTTATAGTAGTGTTTTAAATCTTGATTATAATTTATTTGGTTGGTGCCGCACGATGTCCAAATATGGCGATTTCTTTCTATATTTGGATATTGATGAAAAATATGGCATTAAATCAGTAATTGCACTGCCGCCTCAAGAAGTTGAAAGACTAGAAGGAATGGATAGTACAAATCCAAATTATATCCAATATCAGTGGAACACCGCTGGAATGACTTTTGAAAATTGGCAGATTTCTCATTTTAGAATTTTAGGAAATGATAAGTATGCTCCATATGGAACGTCAATTCTAGAGCCTGCTCGACGTATTTGGCGTCAGCTAACACTTATGGAAGATGCTATGATGGCATATCGTGTTATTCGTTCTTCAGAAAGAAGATTATTTAAAATCGATGTAGGTGCGATTCCGCCACAAGAAGTTGAACAATATATGGAAAAAATTGTTTCTCAACTTAAACGACATAGTGTTGTAGATCCTAAGACAGGTAGAATTGATCTTCGATATAATCCGATGAGCATTGAGGAAGATTATTTTATCCCTGTCCGTGCTGGTTCCGCAACGGACATTACAAACCTTGCAGGCGGTGCGAACACGACGCAGATTGATGATATCAAATATCTTCGCGATAAATTATTTTCCGCACTTAAAATTCCACAGTCGTATCTCACTATGGGAGAAGGCGCGGAAGAAGATAAAACTACGTTAGCCCAAAAAGATATTCGTTTTGCTAGAACTATTCAGCGCCTTCAGCGTGTAGTGGTGTCTGAATTAACGAAGATTGGTATCATTCATCTCTATACTCTGGGATTTAGAGGAGATGATTTATTAAGCTTTTCTTTAAGTCTTAATAATCCTTCTAGAATTGCAGAGCTTCAAGAGCTTGAACATTGGAAAACAAAGTTTGATACCGCTGGTGGCGCGACAGAGGGTTACTTCTCACGGCGCTGGGTTGCTGAGCATATGTTCGGAATGTCTCATGAAGAATTTATTCGTAATCAAAGAGAAATGTATTATGATCGTATTCATGATGCTGCATTACAACAAGTTGCAGAAGCCGCTGCAGCTGCGCCTGCTGGTGGGGCGCCCCCCGCTGGAGAACCTCCTGCCGGCGCCGATCTTGGTGGCGATCTTGGTGGCCCAGAAGAGATGCCGGCCGGCGAAGCCGGCGCCCCAGAAGAGGCCCCCGCACCTGAAGGCGCCCCCGGCGAGTCCGCTTTGTTGGCTGTACCACCTGGATCACGAAAAGCACCTCGCTTAACGCCTGGCGCCAAGGGCAAAGTTTATCATCCTGTGAATGTTGATAAAAGGCCAGCTGGCGCCAGAACTCGTTCATATGCTTCGAAGTATTCTCGCGAGAAGGGAAGCAATACAATTAGAAATATAATGCCGGGTTATGGCGATCTTAAATCATTAGTTAAGATGGATGGTCTTGCAGGCGGCATTTACGAGGAAGACCAATCTATTTATAGTTTAAGAGAACAAACAGAAGAAAAGCAATTGTTTACAGTTACCACATCTATTCGTAATCTACTTAAAGAACTGGAGAGTAAGGACTTAATAACGGAGCAAAAAAATGAAGATAAAACACAACAAGAAACGTAACACAGCGTTTGTTTACGAAGCCCTTGTTAAAGAAGCTACTGTTGCAATCTTAAAAAGCGATTCAGAAAGAAGAGACAAGGCAATCAAAATAATAAAAAAGCACTTTAAGACAGGAAGCGTTTTAAGAAAAGATTTAGATTGCTATCGCTCTTTGTGTGAAAATCAAAATTTAGATAGACTGACAGCAGAAAAGATACTTAAGGAGGCCAAACATCAAAGGAGATTTATTAATCCTACAGGATTATTTAAACAACAAACAAAACTTATTCATGATATTAATAAGGATGTTTCACCTTCTGTATTTGGAAACTTTGTACCAAATTATAAATCATTGGCAACTATTATGCAGATTTTTTCTGATAAGATTTCGCCAAAAAATCAAGTTATTTTAGAGAATGAGATAATTCAAAAAATGCTCATTAAATCAGAGAATATTGATGCTAAAGAGCAAATAGATGGATTGATCTATAAAACGTTTGCTGCTAAGTTTAATAAAAAATATGACAATGAACTTTTAAAAGAACAGAAAGAGCTTTTAACTTATTATATTTCTTCATTTGCCGACAATGCTCTAGAACTTAAAATGTTTTTAAATGAAGAAATTCCAAGACTCAAAGAGCAACTAGAGAAAGCAAAGAAATTAGATGAGATCAAAGAAGACCCAGAGATGTTTAATAAAACACAAAGTGTTATTAAACGCTTAAGTTCTTTTGACAATTATGAAAACACAAGAACTTGTAAAGGAAATTTATCCCAATGCCGATAACAATTAAAATTGGCAAACCCAATAAGGGTAGTGTTAGATTAGATTTAAACGTTCGTAAAAGTATGAGCGGAGATCTTATGATTTTTGATCATGGAGACATCGATATTGTATTATCTACAGCAAAAAATAAAGTTATAACTTTTCCAAAAGAAACAATGTCCGATTTGACTTATGGGGCTCAGAACAGGCTCTTCACTTTTCTTCACAAGAAAGGTCTTGTGATTCCCGAATCAATTCATGCAGGTTCCTTTTATGGTTCTATAGAAGCCGATATGGAAAAAGGATCTTCTGAACAATTAAGTACCCCGAAGATGGCTCTCATTAATATTTCTAGATTTATTGATGAAGAGCGTCCATATTTTGAGGCAACTGAGGCCATTATTTCAATGGATGATGAAGAATTATTACATCCAGATAATGAAGATTACACAGATCTTGGCGAGGTACCTCAAAAAGTTGAACAAGGCTCTATCCGAAAGGGATACGTTAGAGATCCATATTCATTGAGCTATTTGTATACGATGTAGGAATATCATATGTCTGAGATGAAATTAATAATGGAGAACTGGGATAAATTTTTGTTACAAGAAGCAGAGCCAGCGTCTTTAGAAACATATGGGGATCTTCGTAAACAATTAATGCTAGCTAAAAGTGCGAAGAATAAAGATGAATTTAAAAGTTTTGCTTTGGGCGCCGCAATGAGTTTTTTGGGTATCGATACGGCGATAAGTGGAGTTCAATTGCTGCGGCGAATGGCGAAAACGCCAGACAACAAAAAAACAAACACTGTCCTAGACACGTTTTTAAATATTGATGATCAGGCTTCTAAAATAGTAGATGATACAGTTGAAAATAATTTTTTAAATTATTTTATAGGATTTGTACAAGAGCAGGATCCAGAAAGACGCCTTGAACAAGATAATATTACACAACATCTTATTAAATATATTTCTGATGAATACAAAGGACGGACTTTAGAAGTGCCAGGGGCGGCTGTATAAATGGACTTATTATATTTTATATTAGCAGCTTATGGCCTAACTCAAATATTAGTGTACGGCAGCATTTTTGATGGATGGCGCCCCATAGAAGGAAAGTTAGGAGAATTATTTAAATGCCCTATGTGCATGGGATTTTGGGTAGGCGCACTTTTAATGTTTCTTTCTCCGTTTACAGAACTATTTAGTTTTGATGTATCTGTTGACAATTTTTTGATTTTAGGATGTATCTCTTCGGGAACGTCATATATATTAAATATGACATTTGGAGATGAAGGTATTAAGCTTTTTAAAACAGTAGAGGTAAAAAATGAATAACTTTTGGACACAAAAATGGATGCTCCAACCGGTAAGGAATTGCTGTAAGGGATCTAATATCGCGCGGCTGACGCCCGCAAGATATATAAAGGAATAAAAATGAAAATCACTAAATTACAACTTAAAAGAATCATTAAAGAAGAGATCGACACAATAGTTGAGTGGGGGGAGGAAGTTGAATATCCGGATTTTATTAAAAAATTGAGCTTCACTTCATCAGAAAGAGAACTCTCCGCAGCATATGCCAAGGCAGATCTGACCGATGAGGAAAAAGCTTTAGTTGATGCTGATCGGGCCAAGGGGAAGCATGCATCGCAGGGGCGCTTCCGCATGCTTCTTAAAATATTTCATAAGCGCGCCACTGACCCTATGCACAGCAAAAGCGGCGCCCAAAAAGACGAGTGGATGAAAATCCTAAAAGATAAATATATTGATGTTGAGACTATTGGTGAACCACATCACGGAGACTATGCCGGCAAACCATTACCCGGCGGTCAATTAGCAGTAAGGCTCGATTATGAGGTCGCCCGCGAATTGGCAGACGCCGGAACGCCAGTTCCAGAAGATTTCATCAAGCAGGCTCGACAAAAATTGGTGCCTCAAAATTTGGGACATTTATCAGGGCCGGCGATAGGATCTCCCGAGGAGAGACTCGCTACCTATCAGATGAAACTGAAATCCGGCGAGATCCTGAGTCCAGAAGAACGGGAAGAACAGGAAGGGATCGCCGCAGCCGGCAAAGCTATGGAAAGGGAGCGTAGCCAGAAAGCCTCAGCAGGCGCCTGGGAAGAAAGAATGATTCAACAACATGGGCAACTTCCGGGAGGACAGAGTTATCAAGCTTTATCCCCTGGTGCTATTCGCAATATTGAGAAAGAGACAGAAACAGAGCGACTGCGGCAGCATGATGCCGAAAGATCAGCTTCAGAAAAAGAGAGAGGAGAAAGATTGAGAACTGCTCCTCCCGCTCGCGGTCGCTCACTTTCGGGCGCAATACAAGAAAGGAATGAATCCATCTCCCGCAAGAAGTTAAAAAGAATTATCCACGAGGAATTAAAAAAGTTTTTAAGGAATAAATAATGGCTAAAGTACTTTTACGAGAATATTATGAATTATGTGATGGCGGCGTTTGTCAAGATCTTTTAACAGAAAACGAAAAAAGATTTGTGTCTAGCGGCGGTATGATGCTTTCTGGCAAATTACAAGAAGCCGATATACAAAATGGTAATGGTCGCGTTTATCCTTACAAAACTTTGATGAGAGAAGTAAAGAACTATCAAAAGCTCGTAAAAGAAAACAGAGCGTTAGGAGAACTAGATCATCCAGACGATTCTGTTATTAATCTTAGAAATGCCTCACACATGGTTACATCTGTATGGATGGAAGAGAAAAGCGTAATGGGTAAACTTAAAGTTTTAAACACTCCCTCTGGAAAGATTCTTCGCTCACTAGTGGAGTCTGGTGTTAAGCTTGGTATTTCATCTCGTGGCATGGGCTCTGTTAGTGAAGGCAATGGAAAAACCATGGTAGAGGACGATTTTCAATTGATCTGCTTTGATTTTGTTTCTGAACCATCAACCCCCGGCGCATTTATGATGACGGAAGCAAAGGATTTGAAAGAATCAAACATATTTACTAAAGCAGATAAAATTAACCGCTTATTAAACAACATTTTAGGAGATTACGATAATGCGTAAACAGGACACTATTAGCAAAAAAAGAATGGCTCAAATTCTCAAAGAAGAAATCGCCGCTTTTCAATTGGATGAACAAATCTTAAGAGAACACGAAGCGGCAATTAAAGCAAGAAAAGACGTTAAGAGCCTTGTTGCTGAAGAATTTATAAAAAGATATTATGGTAGTCACATTGATATTCATCGAATGGATGAAGGCATGTGGGATAAGATTAAAGGCGGTCTTGCTAAGATGGGCCAGATTTCAAATTTAATCCCCGGCCAGAAAGCAAAAAAAGCAAAGAGCGCAGAAGATTTAGCTGCGGCACTTGAGGTGGCCGGCGAAAATATGTTTACGAAAGTCCTACAGACGCTTAAGAAAGCGGGGTTTCCAAACAATGAAAGTTCTGAACAGTTTCGAGCAAATGTCAATTCTATAGTTCAGACGTATCTTATGGTTATTGCTTCTGTTGAAGCAGGAAAAACCCCTTATGAGGCGGGAGTAAAGACACTCGAATTGCTGCAGCAATATGTAACAAATGCCGCCACGCAGCTTAAATCAATTTATGGTGTAACAAACGAAGAGATTGAAGCGGAAAAACTAGCAGAAGCAGAAGAAGCAGAAGAAGCAGAATTATTAGACGAAATAGAAAAACTATTAGAAGAGGACGGCCCGATTCTTGAAATTGAATTTGGCGCCAGAGAGGCGCGAATCGCGGCTAAAGTTGCCGAAAAGGGCATGGGTTCGCGCCCCGCCCGAGTTGCGTGGAGAATGGCGAAGCGCGCTGTTAATAGAGGTGAACTGCCCGGAGAGGCAGATAGTATTTTAACAAAATTAAATGATGCCGGCGGCTTCGCTGCAGAACTCTCGAAAAGAGCAGAAATGGCCGGTGGCAGAAGGTATGCCAAGATGGCGGCCGAGAAAGGTGTGGAGATTGCCACCAAGAAGGTTCCGGGAATCGCGCAGGTCTTGTCTACCACGACAACTGCAAAAGAAGTACCGGAAGTAATTGTCAATACAATTAAAAGGGCACCCACTCTCGGTGGCCTAGCGGCATATTTGGGCGTTACCCCAATGATGGTTGGTGCCGCCGGCCTTGCCGCTGCCGCAGGATTCCTTTTCTATAAAAATAGAAAGTCATCTAGAGCGGCACAATTAAAAGATATGGGCCCGAAGATGGTGGTGCCTCCCGATCTTAAAGAAAAGTCTATCGATGCTGAAGATCTAATGACGAAAGATATCGATCAAGAGAAAGAAAAGCTTGCACAAACCAAAGGTGAAGAGACCGGCGGAGAAGTTGGGCCAGGTGGAGAAACTGTCCCGGATGTCACAGGTGATCTGGAAGACGTAGAAGATGTCTATGTTTTCCGAGGAAAAGGTGGAAAAGGTATACAATCTCAACTAGCTAAGGCGGGCATTAAGGGCCCACCGATGAGCGCTCTTTTGAAAGGTTTGCGTGCAGATTTAAGCGCTGCTGGTTTTAATGTCCTTGAAGAGGCTATATTTGGCTCAGTATTGGCTGAGATAGGAGGTCCACCATCCGAAGAGGAACAAGAAGAGTTCGGAACGAAAACACCACAACAGAAAGGTGAAGAAACTGTTCAAATGCAACCGGGCGCTGGCGATAAAAAAGATTTGGCACTAGACAATACTATTGCCGCTTTAGAACAAATCCAAGATCCTAAACAAAAAGAAGCAGCTAGAAATATAATATCAACTGTGCTTAGTAAACACGGATCATTACCACCAGGCTTTACGACTGCCGCCGCCCCTGCTGCTGCTCCCGCTGCTGCTGCTCCTGCTGCCGCCCCTGGTGCTGAGCCTGCTCCCGCTGCTGGTGAGGCTCCCGCTGCTGCTCCCGCTGCTGGTGAGCCTGCTGCTGCTGGCGAAGAAGAAACTGGTGAAATGTCAGACACAGAGTTAATGCAGAATTTAAAAAAGAGTAAAAAGAAGAAGGGCTGGACCGGAAACGTGGGAAGCATAATGGAAAAAGAGAAGCAACAGATTCACGAAACTCTGGATCGCTGGCAGAAGATTGCAGGAATTATCAAGGGGTGATGAATGAAAAAAGCAGATCTAAAACGATTAATTAAACCCGTAGTTAAAGAGTGTATACATGAAGTCCTTCTAGAAGAGGGGCTTCTGTCTAATGTTGTGGCGGAAGTAGCCAAGGGTATGCAAGGCAACCTTGTTGTGGAGACGAAAAAATCTAAGCCGAAGCGGATGTTTAATGAAGATACGCAAATGCACCGACAATCTAATGAGTCTAGAAAAAAACTTCATGAACATCGTAAACATTTGATGAGCGCTGTTGGAGATGGTGCTTATAATGGGGTCAATTTATTTGAGGGGACGGAGCCCATATCTAAGCATCAACCACAAGCCGGCGCCCCAGATCTTGGACATCCTAGTGATGCTGGCGTGGATATTAGTTCAATTTTAGGACAGTCTTCTGATATTTGGAAGGCAATGAAGTAGGTATTTGATGACAAAGAAATATAACATCGGCGTAACCTCAAAGGAAACTAGGGGTAATGTTGAAAGAATGATAAGAAAGTTTACTAAAAAAGTTAAAAGAGAGCGCATTATTGAAGAGGTTAGAGATCGTAAGCGATACAAAAAACCTTCTGTTGCTAAGAAGGAAAAACGCATTCGTGCTGAACGAATAAGATTAAAAGAAGAACGAAAAAGACGTAAAGCGCAAGAAAGACGTAATAGAAAATTATAGAGACTATTTATATTGAATATAATCAATTTAGGAGAGATTTAAAATGCCAGGAGATTCATGGAAATTAGCACCGGGGTTAAGTAATGTTGGCTCTTATGAGGTTAGTGGCGCCCCATATTGCTCAGGCGGAATTAACGCCATCCTCAACGCCGGCGGATATAAAATTGAGTTCCCTTATGTAACAAGATGGATCATAATTAATAACCGAAGCGCTGATGCTGCTCATGATTTAAAAGTAGGGTTTTCCCAACTTGGCGTTACAACAGGAACAAACTATTTTGTGTTAGATAATAAAAACGCGGCCGGCGCAAAAGATCGGGGCTCTTGGCCTCCTAGACTCGAATTAAAAGTGAGTGAACTTTGGCTCTCAGGATCTCCTGATGTGGACATTATTGCTGGTCTAACAAATATTCCGAGGCAAAGAACAACAACTTCTTTGGGTACAAACTGGTCAGGTTCTACAGGAGTAGGTTAAACTATGGCTTCCTTTGGCTGGGCATATGTTGATTGTACTGAGACAGATGGAGCTTTTACCGGCCCTACTGGCTCTGTTTTATTTGTATCGGGAACTAGATTAGCTACTGGTTCAGTTAAGTTTATGTATTATACGGCCTCCGGAGGAGGTTTGGCCGCGAGTACTCTTGTATTAACCGGTACGCTTATTGTTCAGGGTACTATTAGTGCTAGTCAATATATTATTAAAGATATAGCAACTATTGATTCCACAGGTTCGACATATTTTGGAGATACCAGTGACGACAAACACGTGCGAACTGGTAGTATGACAATTATGTCAGGCACTACGTATTTATTTAGTGCATCTGCTATTACTGAAAAGGTTTGGGTAAGAGGGTTTGGTGGAAAATATGCTAGTGTTGGCGCGGCACGTAATCCCTATTATGTTTCATCCAGTGATTATATCTTAGGCGTTATAGACACTAATAATGTAACAATATATTTGCCTAGTGCTTCAACTGCTCGTCCTGGTGCTATTTTATTAATTAAGGATCAAGCCCCCTCACGCGGAACAAATGTAATAACTATTTCAGCTTCTAATCCGCCTGGTGGTTTTAAGATAGATAATAGTAGTTTTTACAAGTTGGCAGGCACAATGCCAGCTATCAGTTTATATTCAAATGGAACTCATTGGTATGTATTCTAATTATATCGTCTTTTTGTGTTGAAGGATACTATTTATTTTTGAATTATTGTATTTTAGGAGCTAGTTTATGTCAACATTGTTAAGGGAAGCTATTGTTGATGCGACAGCCTTGCGAGAGGCCGCATTAAAAAATGCTGAATCTTCTATCGTTGAGAAGTATTCTGATGAAGTGCGAGATGTGCTGGATAGTCTTTTAGAGCAAGAAGATCCTATGGCTGCACCTCCTGCTGATCCTATGGCTGCACCTCCTGCTGATCCTATGGCCGATCCTATGGCCGCTGGAGCAGAAGGCGAAGAAGTAGAGGAAATTGTTGATGGTGTTCCTCTTTCGGCTACGGATGGATTGTCTGAAATGGAAGGAAAGAATTTGAAGTACCTCAAGGGTGAAGGCGAAGAAGTTAAAGTTACTGTTGATTTAGACGCATTACACGAAGCTGTTAAGGCTCTTCAAACTGAAGACGATGACGATGACGATGATGGCGACAACGATGGTGATGTATACGAGGAAGAAATAGACTTAAACGAAGAAGACATTCTTGCAATGCTTTCAGAGGACGAAGAAGAAGAAGAGGAAGAAGTAGAGGAAAAGAAAAAGGAGAAGGAAACCCCTGGAGCGAGAATGACGAGAATGGGGGGAATGGAAGAAGAAATTGAAGTGTCCCAAGATTTAATTGACAGCATTATGGAAAAGCTCACTGTAGATATGGGCGCAGATTTATCTGGCTGGATGGGTCGCTCTGATGAAGATATGAGATATCAGATGGAAAAAGAAATGGCCCATCGCCGTAGCACAGATGTCGAAGAAGAATTAAAAGATTTGAAAAAGGCTCAAGAAGAGTTGGTTTTTGAAAATAAGCAACTCAAAAAGAGCAATAGAAAATATAAGCAGGTTGTTGAAGAGATAAAAGGTACCTTGCAAGAGGTTAATGTCTCTAACGCACGCTTGCTTTACACGAACCGTGTTTTGAGAAATACCTCCCTAAATGAGCGGCAAAAAGATAATATTGCCGAAGCTATTTCCAATGCTGGTTCAGTTATGGAGGCAAGGACAATATTTGAAACGCTTGAACGCGCAACGCCGACACAAACTAAACGTGTCCCACAATCGTTGAACGAAGTAATCAATCGTCCATCTTCAATTATTCGTGCATCTCGTAGAGAAGAAGCACAACCAACTGATCCATTCTTGGATAGAATGAAAAAGTTAGCCGGAATTAAAAACTAATTAAAGGAGGTATTATATTATGGCTGGTATTGTAGAAAGATTAACTGAGGGTATCATTAATCGTGATATGCGTGCTGAAGGTAACGCATTGTTAAATAAATGGGAAAGAACTGGACTTCTTGAAGGTCTAGAAACTGAGCGCAAGCGCCAAACAATGGCTCGCTTGCTTGAGAACCAGGCGAAGGAGCTTCTTCGTGAGAGTTCTTCGATGGCCGCTGGTGATGTCGAAGGTTTTGCAGCCGTCGCGTTCCCCATCGTCCGACGTGTTTTTGCAGGATTGATCGCCAACGATCTCGTTAGTGTTCAGCCGATGAGCCTCCCAAGTGGACTCATCTTCTTCCTGGATTTCGTGTTTTCACCGAATGTGGGAGCCGGCGCGAGCCAAACCGACAGATTCGGTAACTATAATGACAAGTCAATTTACGGTACTGATCAGGTCGCTAGTCAGATCACGGGTGGAGTCAGTCTTGTCTCTACATCGGGATCTTCACTTGGTGGTCCTCGTAACAGCGCACGTGGTTATGCTTATTCGTCTCCGACCGGTAGCGTTATGTTCGCCGCAGGTCCTGCCATAAAGGATCAATTCTATATGGGTGGCGGAACTAGTATTACATATGCTACAGAAGCACAGCTTAAGCTGATTCAATGGGATCCAGACTTGGTTGCTTTGTCTGGTGGTAGCACAGCTTACAAGATTCTCGTTCTTGATTTCCCGAAATCTACATATACAGCTGCGCAGACTGACATGAACAACCTTGCTGCATTCGAGATCAGTTCTTCTGCATATGATCAGGCTTTGGACGGTGAGACTGGCACCGCCACTATTAATTCAGTGCGTCGTTTGACTCATTTGGTTGCATCGGGTGATACTCCCTTGGCTGCAGCTGCTGTTCGTCACGTTGCTGTTTGTCCATCTAGCTCTTTCATAGCAGCTTCTTTGGGCTCAGCATCCGTGAATAGTTATCTTGCTGTTCAGGTGCCAATCAGTGATAATCTCACTAATGCTTCTGCATTGGGAGCGGTTGTTGGCACGACTACTTGGGGACTCGAAGGAAACGAACAGATCCCTGAGATCGACATCAAGGTAGACAGTATTGCTGTCACCACGCAAACCAAGAAGCTCAAGGCTAAGTGGACGCCAGAATTGGGACAGGATCTTAATGCCTATCACAATCTTGACGCCGAAGTCGAGCTTACCAGCATTCTCTCTGAGCAAATTGCTCTTGAGATTGACCGTGAGATCCTTGCGGATCTCGTAAACGGTGCAACCGCTGGTACGTACTACTGGGCACGTTCCCCAGGCTTGTTCGTGGATCGTACAACTGGTTCGGAGATTGGCGCTAGTTCAGCTGCTCCAGACTTCACCGGTACGGTTTCTGAGTGGTACGAGACTCTGATTGAGACTGTCAATGACGTTTCTGCTCAGATTCATCGTAAGACTCTACGGGGTGGAGCTAATTTCGTCGTCTGCGGACCTGAAGTTGCTAACATCCTTGAGTTCACCGCTGGGTTCCGCGCAAGCGTTACTGCTGACGACGACAAGGGCACAATGGGCGCTGTCAAGGTCGGCTCTTTGTCCAAGAAGTTCGACATTATCGTGGATCCCTATTTCCTACGAAATGTATTACTAGTTGGACGCCGAGGTTCCAGTTTCCTAGAGAGTGGGTATGTATATGCACCTTATGTGCCACTACAGACTACACCCACGATCTTCGGCCCTGAAGACTTCGTGCCCAGAAAGGGTGTGATGACTCGTTACGCTAAGAAGATGGTACGTCCCGATATGTATGGTCTTGTTATCGTGCGCGGTCTCACTGGAGAATCAGGCGCAACTAGCTAAAAACTAGTAGCCAAATAAAACGTAAAGCCTTCGTCTTCGGACGGGGGTTTTCGTTTATCTGAAACTACTTATAGGTGAACAACAAAGTTCAAACCAAAGTTATCGGGTAGATTTTAAAGCTACCCTCTAGTATTGTTGAAACAGATCAATACAGGGACATGATTAAAAAAGGAGGGTTTTTAACTATGGGAACAAAAAGAATAGGCTTGGCGAGAATCCAGGCATTAATGGAGAATTTGAAAAGAGAAATCAATATGAACAACGCTAGCTTCAAAAATTTAGATAGCGTGGAAACGGATGTCGATAAGGAAGGACGATACTACCTTGAAGACTATTTCGAGAAATTACCTGGGGTTAACGCAGACATCGATCAAGTGTATACAGTTGAAGTTGCGAGAGCCTTAAACAGAAGTTTCGAAGTTCTTGGAACCGGCGGCACTTCGGCTTTGGCAACATTTGATCAAGACTATCCTGGCGCCACATTGACGACGGGCACCACCGACAATAACGCGATGATTGTTTTGCCCCACCTGGACGCCAAGATGAGTGGTTGGGGCGTGTCAGGAATGTGGGACACTCAAAAGTCCGTTCAATGGGCTTGCGCACTGACTACTGGTGCGGCAATCACCACCACCACGGTTTGGGCGGGTCTTAAATTAACAAATACCCCAGTGTATGCAACTGATGCCGATCAAGCATATTTCTTGTTTTGCACAGATGATGATCAGGGAGCTTTGACTACAAATGCAAATCTTCACTTTATTTACAGCATCGGTGGCACCGATTATATTACCGATTTGGATATTGTAGTCGCAGCAGATACTACATATAAGCTGAAAATAGCTATTGATTCAGACCGAGTCGCTAGATGTTATGTTAACGGCGTTCAATATAGTGTGACAACCGCTACAACCGCCGGCGGCGTTACTACAGGAAAGGGCACCGTTGCTACTGCAGCGTTGACCAATAATGCTGCTTTTATTCCATATGTAGGCGTTCAATGCATGGCCGGCGTAGCGAGAGCAATTCGTCTTCACTACGAAAAGATTAGTAGAGTGCTTGGAGCATCGTAATCTATAAAAATCTAATTATAAACCTTTAAAGTTTTGCCCCCTTCCGAAGAAGGGGGTTTTTCTTTAAAAACGCCGATCTGTCGAAAAATACCGCCGATAAGTTTTTGAGATTTTCTTTTTATAAAAATAAAACTATTTATTATATAACAAGGAGTTCCCATGGGAAAAAAAAGAAGATTGAAGTCTGCAAAGGCTAAGTTTGGCACGAAACACTCTAGCCATCCTCGCATGCAACACTTAAATGGCGAGGAAACGCTCGAAGTAGAAGTATCTGCGTCCGTTCCAGAGCCGGAAGTTGTTTTGCAAGAGGAAAAGGCCGAAATAAAGCCAAAACCTACGCCTATGCCAAAAACAACTAAAAAAACCAAAAAGCCTAGACGTGCAACAAGAAAAAAGACCACTAAAAAGGATGCCTCTGCGATAACTTAACTAAAATTCGCTTTGATATTAAAGCCCTCAGTATATCTGGGGGTTTTGTTTTATAAAATACTATTTATTTAATGAATAATTAAGGAAACTCGATAATGCCAACGAATTTATCCCCTAAGTCTACACAAAGCGCTATTATTTTAACTTCAACAGGAAGTACGGCTTTGGTAGCTGCCGCTGTTCCTTTTGGAATTTACACTGGTTCAACAGATTTCTTGAGTGGCGCCTCTTTACAGGTCAAATATGTTTTTAAAAAACTTGGTGGAGATGTAATAGATATTGAATTGACTCCTGCAAATGTGTATGCAGCATATGAGGAGGCAGTATTGGAATATTCTTATATTTTCAATCTGCATCATGGAAAAAACGTTCTTTCTAGTGTATTGGGTGCCACAACGGGCACATTTGATCACAAAGGAGATAGAAAAACCGGCCCAGCTGGGGTTAATTTAAAGTTTCCTAGATATCAATTTACGTATGCGATGAATGTTGGCGATGGGCTAGCTGCAGCGGGAGGATTTGGTGGAACAATTCCGCAATATTCTGCTTCTTTCAAGCCGATTAGCGACCAACAGGATTATGATATTCAGAATATTATTTCAAGTTCATCAGTTTCGGGAGTTGACGATGGTGGCTCAGCGGTGTCCTATAGTGGTAAAGTTGGCAACAACAGGGTTTATATCACAAAAGTTTTTTATAAGTCTCCACGGGCAATGTGGCGCTTCTATGGCTACTATGGGGGCATCGGTGTCGTTGGAAATTACTCAACATATGGTCAGTTTGCTGACGATGCGACTTTCGAGATTATTCCCACGTGGCAAAACAAGATGCAAGCTATCATGTATGAGGACTCAATTTATACCAGGACATCACACTATTCTTATGAGTTGATTAATAATAAATTGAGATTGTTTCCAAATCCGAGCGATTGGGCGTTCGCTGATGCTAATAGAGTATGGGTTAAGTTTTATATTAAGACAGATGCTTGGACAGAAGACGATAATTATTCATCAGGGATCACGGGTGTTAATAATGTTAATACGATGCCTCTTGATAATATTCCTTATGCTAATATTAATGCCATTGGCAAGCAATGGATTCGAAAATATGCACTAGCGTTATGTAAAGAGATGCTGGGTCAAATTAGAGGCAAGTTTACAACAATTCCTATTCCTGGTGAAAGCGTAACGCTAAATCACAGTGAATTATTAAGCCAAGCTAAAGAAGAACAAACGACCCTTAGAGATAAGTTGATAGAAATTCTCAAAGAGATGGAATACGCCGAACTTGCCAAGCGTGATGTTGAAATTACAGATGCAGTGACGAATACGCTAAAGAACTCGCCGTTGCCAATTTTTGTGGGATAAATAGAGCATGTCTAATGAATGGAAAAGACCAGCACAGCCGCCACCACCGCTTTTTCTTGGTAAAAAAGAAAGAGATCTTGTTAAGCAAGTTAACGATGAGCTTATTGAAAAAGTCATTGGACAACAAATTCTTTACTATTCAATTGATCTAGAAACAACAGATTTTCATGATTTATACGGAGAAGCAATAGAAAAAACGTTTTTGCCACCTGTTAGGATTTATGCGCTAGTTGAGTGGAAGTCCGATGAGACAGCATATTTAGAAAATGCGGGAATTGATAGACAATGGGAGGTAATGATTCATTTTCATAAAAGAAGACTAACCGAAGATCAGAATTTGTTTGTGCGTGAGGGGGATTTTGTTTTATATGGTGATTTCTATTATGAAATAGTGAAATTGGCTGAACCTAAGTTGTTATTCGGACACGTTGGTAAAGAGTTTGAGATTTTAGCGACTTGTAAGAGAGCCAGGAAGGGACTATTCGATGCTACCTAATAATTTTGATTTTGCCATGTTGGCGCCCGGTAATTATAACTTACGCGAGATAGGAATTTTGGAGTCTACAATTGAGACAATAGATTATTCTATAACGTCGTGGTTAAAAGAAGACTTAAATATGAGCGCTCGTACAAATGAGGGTTTCAAGCCTGTTCCTGTCTTATGGCAAGCGCCAGAAAGAGCATATCAAATTAAACACAATAAAGATTTAAGAGATGATGCCGGCGCCCTCAAACTTCCTTTGATTTCGGTTGAAAGAACGGGAATCATTAAAGATCCTGCAAGAAAGGGCTCTTTTCAAGCCCATTATTACTCAAAAGATAAAAATGGCAGATCTGGCCGTTGGGTTATTGCTAAGAGAATTGTCGAAGATAAAACAAGAAATTTTGCTGTTGTGGGCAATATACGAAGAGCCAATTATACAGCTGGAGTTGGCCGGCCGGCCGCCGCTACAGCAACAATAACTATTACAGATTTCAGCGAATTAAATGCGGGCGACAAAGTAAATTTGGTTGCTACAGATGGGACCGATTACAATTTCACGCAGGGCGACCAAAGTTCGGTCAATGGTACATGGGAAGCCACCGATGATAACGATACTACTGCGGCCAACTTGGGCGCCGTCATTAATACTTCGAATGGGCCGGCTGGAACTAGATTTACCGCTACGGTGGATGGAGCAGTTGTTACTGTTACTCAGTCCACAGGCGGCAGTGCCGGCAATACAACGATTACAATAACCGACAGCGGCGCCGCTGGACTGTCAAAAACCAATTTTACCGGCGGCAGATCCGGACCTCAAAGATATTTTCCAAGAGTTAATAAAAAAGTTGTTATTCAAAGTTTGTCAATTCCAATTCCAGTGTATGTAAATGTAGATTATAAAATTGTTATCAAAGCAGAATATCAACAGCAAATGAATGATTTGTTGGCGCCTTTCATAGCGAGAACGGGTCAAATTAATGCCTTCACAATGAAGAGAAATGGCCATTTATATGAAGCTTTCATCGATCAGGGCTTCTCCCATAACAATAATGTTGGCAATCTTGCAGAAGATACGAGAATGTATAGTTCTGAGATTACAATTAAAGTATTGGGATATTTGATTGGCGAGGGAGAAAATGATGATCGCCCTATCGTCAGGATAGATGAAAACGTTGTGGAATTAACGTTTCCTTCAGAGGGACCAGTTCCTGAAGGTAATGACGACTTTTTTCTTCCATAAAGAGAGCGTTTTGAGATCAAAAATACTATTTAATTAATGATTACACTATCATTTATATGATTTAATAATGAGGAACCCACAATATGTCAGTTAAAAGTTTTAAGTTTGTATCTCCTGGGGTGTTTATCAATGAGATCGATAACTCCTTTATTCCAAGATCTGCCGATGCCATCGGGCCAGTAGTGGTTGGTCGCTCCGAGCGCGGTCTGGCCATGACGCCTGTTAAGGTTGAGTCATATTCTGAATTTGTTATGATGTTTGGCGATACAGTTCCTGGGAACGGCGGCGGCGATATTTCCCGTGATGGAAACTATCAGTCCCCGATGTACGGCACATATGCCGCAAAAGCTTTTCTAAGAGCAAACGTGGCGCCTCTTACCTATGTTAGACTTTTGGGTACCGACGATGATAATGCCACAACCGCCGGCGTTGCTGGGTGGGAGACATTAAAGGATCCGGGCCCCAACCAAGCAGCTGGAAATGGTGGAGCTTTCGGGCTATTTGTATTCCCAAGTGCTTCGGTGGTATCGCTCAGGAAGACCGGCACTGGTTCGTTGGCGGCTGTGTGGTACATAGATCAGTCTGCTTCTATTCAATTAAGTGGCACTATTTATAACGAAGGTGTCACAAGTGGCCTCAAAACCAATAGTGGAATTGGAAAAGTTTTTTCAACGGATAGCAGCTATCTTTTTACTGTTATTCTTTCGAGTTCCCTACAAGGCCAAAGAAAAATAAAGTTTGGCTTCGATGATTCAGCAGAAACCTTTATTCGTAATCGTTTTAATACTAATCCTCAGTTGTGTTCAACAGCTGGAGCTTTTTATCCATCAGGAAGCGCCCTTCGATATTGGTTGGGAGAAACTTACGAACAAACTCTTCGCGATGATAGTGCGGTAGGTGTCGCTAATTATGGCGTAATCCTGCCAATAGCAAAGAACAGTGATGCCGCCATTGGCCCACATTCAAAACGGCAGTCTTACAGAGAAGGTGTAGCTGGTTGGTTCATTGGTCAGGATCTGGGCCCCGCGAGTAGTTATACTCCGGAGTCACAGCAGAAGCTCTTCCGCTTGAAGGGCAGAGGACACGGCTCGTGGTTACACAAAAATATAAAAGTTTCTATAGAGAAGATTAAACAATCTAATACTACTACAACTGATTATGGAAATTTCTCGGTAGTCCTTCGTAAACTCACTGATACAGATAATAGAATGGTTGTAATGGAGAGGTTCGACAGTTGTACTCTTGATCCGACTTCGCCAAACTTTGTTGCACGCAAGATTGGCGATAAATATTTGGTTTGGAACACAACAGAAGGAAGGCTTAAAGAATATGGCGACTATGATAATCTGTCAAAATTTGTTTATGTTGAAATGCAGGCTGATGTAGAAGCCGGCGCAACAAATCCGAAGTTGATTCCTTATGGTTATTTTGGGCCACCTAGGTTCAAGAATGCGACCAATATTACAGGCGGATTCAGCGATACAGCTATCGATAATACTTTTATCTTGTCTGGATCCAATCTTCTTAATGCCGATCGCAATATGCTCGCTATTTTAAGCGGCGCAGAGGTCACCTTCAACTCCTATCTGGGGGCCCGTCTAACAGGTTCTTTGACATTCCCTGAAGTACGCTTGCGCGCATCTGCTTCTGACGGCGGTTTGAGCGATCCGACTAGGGCCGCTTTTGGTATGCAAACTACCCGTACCGCTACTAGCACAACTGCCGATATGAGTGTCAAGGATTATCACAATCTATTATATGCTGATTTTCCCGATGATCCCACTACTACCGGTACGCAAACTTCAACAACTTATCCTGGTATATTATCTTGGGGATATGTCTTTTCATTAGATGATGTTGGAACTTCGTCCTCTGGCGTATATAATTATACTTCCGGCTCAAGAAAAGCCGGCAACAGTATAACGACCTATACCGATCTTTTGAATGCTGAATATGATAGTTTTGTGGCTCCTTTCTGGGGTGGATTCGATGGGTTTAATATTCTGCTGCCAGATCCGCTTTATAACATAGGAATGGGGACTAGTGCGACTACGCTTAATTCTGCACCTTACAATACTTGGAAACGCGGTATTGATACTGTTTCTGATCCTGAAGCTGCCAATATGAATTTATTTGTTGCGCCTGGTTTAACAAACGATTCTTTGACCGGCCATATGATTAACGTTTGTGAAGAACGAGCAGATGCTTTGGCAATGATCGATTTAGCCAGTGTTTATATTCCTTCTCATGAAGAATATCAGTCTAGTAAAGTAGACAGACTGGGTACTACTCCGACTACTGCTGCAAACAACCTTAGAGATAGACAGATTGACTCAAGTTATGGATGTACCTTTTATCCATGGGTCCAAACGCGCGACGAGGGAACTGGTAGACTTCTTTGGATACCGCCCTCCATTGCAATGTTGGGCGTTTTGGCTAGTTCAGAGAGAAAGTCAGAAATTTGGTTTGCGCCAGCAGGATTCAATCGAGGTGGCCTCTCTGAGGGCGCCGCCGGGATCCCCGTCATCGGTGTAACTGAAAAATTAACCTCTAAGCAAAGAGATACGCTTTATGAGTCAAGAATTAATCCAATTGCTTCTTTCCCCTCCACAGGAATAGTTGTATTTGGACAGAAGACACTACAAGAACGTCAATCCGCTTTAGACAGAATTAATGTAAGGCGTTTGGTGATTTACTTAAAGAAGCAAATCTCCATTCTTTCAACACAGATTCTGTTTGAGCAAAACGTTCAAGCAACTTGGAATAGGTTTAAATCGCTTGTTGAGCCTTTCCTGGCGAATGTTAAGACACGGTTTGGCATTACCGATTATCGGTTGATTCTTGATGAATCTACTACAACGCCAGATCTCATTGATCAGAACATTCTTTACGCTAAGATTATGATTAAGCCTGCGAGAGCAATCGAGTTCATCGCAATTGACTTCGTAATCATGTCAACGGGCGCATCATTCGATGATTAAAAAGGAAGGGGGATTTTTCCCCCATCACACTAATTAAAAATAGATTATAGGAGTCCCTAAAAAATGGCATTTTGGTCAACAAACTTTGGTGAAAATACAACCCTTAAAGATCCAAAAAGAAAGTTTCGGTTTATGGTAGAGTTTCAAGGAATTACAGCACCGCAAGGGGGCGCCATGCTTTGGTATGCAAAAACTTGCACAAAGCCCAGTTTTGCGATAGCAGAAGCAACTCATAAATTCCTTAACCACACTTTTTATTATCCTGGTTCAGTAACTTGGAATGATGTTATCGTGACGCTGGTTGATCCGGTTAATCCAGATATGGCTGCAACTTTTTCTGATATGGTGGTACAATCAGGTTATACTCCGCCAACTGATGCTAATTCATTGTCTACAATGTCAAAAGCTAAGGCTGCTGGTGCTTTAGGGACAGTTATTATTATGCAAATCGATTCAGATGGAAACCCACTTGAAACTTGGACTCTTTGGAATTCATGGATGAAAGAAGTTAAATATGGCGATTTGGGATATGACGGAGACGATCTTACTGAAATGAGCGTTACGCTCAAATATGATTGGGCACGCGTAGAAACTGCTGGCGAATCTGTAGCATTTGCTGGTGACGGCGGCAAAGAGTTCTTCGGAGTATAATTAATATATAATTAAGAGAGGTGTATATTGTCGAGAAATAAAGAACGCTTAACAGGCGCTCAACAACAGGATACAAATCCGCCACCGCAAGCAATGCAAGCAGAGTCGAGCGGTTTTTCTTTTGTTGTCCCAACAGAATTTGTAGATTTACCTTCGCAAGGAAAGTATTATCCAGAGGGTCATCCTCTTTGTGGGGAAGATACAATAGAAATTCGCCAAATGACAGCAAAAGAAGAAGACATGTTGACTTCCAGAACCCTTTTAAAGAAAGGCGTTGCACTGGATAGGGTTATAAATAGTTTAATTGTTAATAAATGTATTGATCCGGATTCATTGTTGGTTGGCGATAGAAATGCTATTATTATTGCGACCAGAGTTTCTGGTTATGGTAATGAATATATTACAAAAGTAACTTGTCCCAGTTGTGCCACAATTCAAGAATATAACTTTGATCTTAATGATTCATCGGTTTATCACGGAGACGATTTTAAAGGATTAGATGTTACCGACAACAAGGATGGAACTTTTGATGTTCTTCTGCCTAGATTAAAGGTGACTGTTACTTTTAGATTGTTGACTGGAAAACATGAAAAGAATTTTCTTAGTGGAATTGAAAGCGATAAAAGGCGTAAAAAAGTAGAACAAATGGTAACGAGGCAACTTACTAATATTATTGTAGGAGTTAATGGTTTTAATGAGCCAGAAGCCGTTAAAGCTTTAGTCGACAACATTCCTTCTATGGATTCACGACACTTAAGATTGGCTTATCGCGTTGTTGCACCAAATGTAGACTTGACCCAACATTTTGAATGCTCTGAGTGTAATTATGGACAGGATATGGAGGTTCCGCTTACTGCGGACTTTTTTTGGCCTGACCGATGAATATATGGAGAACGTGTATGAGCAGTTCTTCTTTTTAAAATACTCAGGTGGCTGGTCATTCTCAGAGGCTTATAATCTGCCAATTGGTTTAAGAATATGGTTTGTAAATCGTTTGGTTAAACAACTAGAGGCCGAAAAAGAAGCGATGGAGAGATCATCGAGCGGCAGTGGTCGTTCTGGATATCAATCGTTGACATCACAAAACCAGCCAAAAATGCCTCCGCAATTACGCAATACAGGAAGACAGAGATAGATGCTCTGTCTTTTTTTATGAGAAACTAATTACGTTAGTAAGAATATAAGAGGATACTTTTATGGCTAATAAAATTGGCGACATGTCAGGCGCCGAGTTTGCGAAGATCCTAGCAAAAGCTATGGGCAAGGACGTGAGTGACACCAAAAAGGATCCACGTAAAGCCCAAGAACTCGGTGCGATCACCCCAGAAGACCTTGCCATGGCCGAGGAAGTACGCGACCAAGCTCAACAGCAGTTAGATATTTATTCTAAATTGCAAGGAGTTAAGGAGGCGAACCAGGCAATTAATCAAGCCGAGCAGGATCTTCTTTCTGCAAATATTAGTTTGTTAGATAAACAACTTAAGAATGCTATGCAAGCAACAGATTTAGACAAAGACAGAGTAAAAGACTTAACCAAACAAATAGAACTAGAAGAGGTTAAATTGAGTGTTCTTGAAAAAGAAGGAGACGTTCTAGACGAAATAAACAAACATGGCAGTAAATATATTGATATTGCGACTAACATTGCCGGCCATATGAAGGCGATAAAAAAAGACACCGCTGGGTGGATGGTAATGATGGGTGAGAAAGGCGCCGATAAAATGCTCTCACCTTTTGTTGCTAAATTTAAGGAAGTACTTTTTGGTTTAAATGAAGCAGAGAAGGGTTTTGAGAGAATGAGTGGCTTGGGAGAAGACTTTTCACACCAAATTCGCGACGGCTATGAGGACTTGAGGGGATATGGCGTAGAAGTAGGCGAAATGGCCGAATCCTATAGCGCTTTAACCACCACAATGACAGATTTTACAATGACTGATGCGGCGTCACGGGAGGCTCTGTCCCAAACCGGCGCAGTTCTAGGCGAATTAGGAGTGGCTGCTGGTGATTATGCTCAGGGCATCCAAGCTTCAACAAAGATGCTTGGACAAACTGCTATGCAAGCGGAAGCAACTTCAAGAGAACTTGTCGCTTATGCTAAAGATCTTGGCGTTGCGCCAGGACAACTATCGGCACAATTTGCGCAAATGGGCCCACAATTAGCTAAATTTGGCGAGCAAGGCGTGAAGGCTTTTAAAGATATTGCACATATCTCAAAGATTACCGGTATGGAAATGAGTAAAGTCCTGCAGATTACAAATAAATTTGATACATTTGAGGGCGCCGCAGAACAAGCCGGTAAGTTGAATGCTGCACTAGGCGGTAACTTTGTAAATGCGATGGACCTTATGATGACAACAGATCCAGCAGAACGTTTCAATATGATTAGAGACTCAATCTTAGATACGGGCCTAACTTTTGATGATATGTCCTATTATCAGAAGAACTTTTATAAAGAATCCCTTGGCCTTTCTGATGTTGGCGATTTGGCTATGATGCTTTCTGGAAATATGGACGATTTAACCGGAGATATGGGAAAAACTAATGATGAACTAATCGCCATGAAAGAAAACTCACAAAAAGTTCAGAGTATGCAAGAACAATGGAGTGCGATAGTCGCGCAAGCCACTCCCGTTTTTCAAGTATTTGCTGATATTATAAGTGGAGTATTGGGATTCTTTCAAAAATATCCTGGTGTAATTGAAGCTATTGTGCCGACATTAGTATTTTTTAAAGTGGCTATGTTTGGACTTACCCTTGCTACTAAATTAAGTACTATTGCTACTGCGCTTGGGATTGGCGTAAAGAAGGCTGCTACCGTAGCAGAAGTAGCAAATACAACGAATATAACGATAAACACAGCCGCCAAAGAAGGTCAGACGCTAGTAACCGGCCAATTAACAGTTATGCAAAATTTACAAACAGGGGCAACTAAACGCTCGACTCTAGCCGGCAAGTCTCTCGCGCCGGTTCTTTTGGCCGTGGGTGTTGCATTGTTCCTGATGGGCCTAGGTATGGCTGCAGCAGCCCTTGGCCTGGCTGAGCTTGTAGTGGCGTTTAAAGATGCGGGAGACGCCGCTGTCTACGCCGCCGCCGGAATTGCGGCATTGATGGTACCATTTGGAGCGTTATTATTTGTGGCATATACCCTTGTTGCTGGAGGGAATGTAGTAACAGCCGCCGTTACTGCTTTTCTTCTTTCTCTGGGAGTAGCTGCAATGATGTTGGGAATAGGAATGGGTCTTGCCGCTGCAGGAATGGCGTTATTTGTTCTGTCTTTAAAAGAGTTGTTTCAAGTCATGCCAATGACAGATTTTATGTTGCTTGTGGCAACGTTTATTGGTCTTAATCTGGTTATGTCGATGATAGCGCCTCTTGCCCCAATTGCGGCAGCAGGAATGATACTCATGGCCCTTGGCTTAATGGCAATCGGAGCAGCACTGCTAATGATGTTGCCTACTATGATAGTATTTAATATGCTTATAAGTGGCATTGGAGATTTAATGGATAACACAGCGGGCCTCAAACAAGTTGCAGATGATTTTGTTAGGATTGGTAATGCTATTCGAACAATACCACCAGTACACGCGATAGCTTTATCTACGCTTATGACAAATACTGCTGTAGCTAGTAAGGCGACAGGGGTTGCTCCAACTGCTGGCGCTGCCGCCGGCGGACAAAAAGAAGTGAAAGTAACAATATCTTTGGACGCTACAGCGACCAAAGACTTCTTGAACGGAAATACAAGAACATTTATGGGAACAGAGAGCAGAGTAGCTGTTACACAATAATAAGGAAATAAAAAATGTCTAACGACGAAGAGAAAACTAGGCAACACGATTATTTCAATAGTAATTTTGATTCATCTAAATATAAACCTATTACTGTTGGCCCAGCTAAAAGGCCAAGCAATTTTGTTGATGGCTCAGATGCCTATGCCAACCAAAGAAAGCTGTTTATTTCTTTTCAACACGTCCCTACCGGCAGATCTGTGTTTTTCAAAGCTTTCATAACTGCTTTTAATGAAGCGTTTAATAGTGATTGGGCATCGGAAACTGTATATGGGCGCGCCGATCCAATTTATTTATATAAAAGTACTCAGCGCCAAATCACACTGGCTTTTAAAATTCCAGCATCATCGCAAAGTGAAGCATACGAGAATTTAGGCAAAGTACAGGGATTGTTACAATTTTTATATCCAAATTATACTGAAATTCAAAATGCTATGACGGTTGCCCAATCTCCACTTATTAGATTAAAAGTAATGAACTTATTACGAAATACAAATGATAGATTTGCGAAGATGGATGCATCTTATGGCTCTTCTCCAACGGCTCCAGACCCGGCAGTAAGAGAGGGAGCAGAAACAGGAAAAACTGATCTTGATAATTATGCAAATTTACAGACGTGGCAATCACACGATGGCTTATTGGGTGTCATAGCTAATATTGCGGTAAATCATAATTTAGAAGGTGATGATGGTTCGTTTGTTGTTGGAACAAATGCCCTTCTTCCAAAGTTTTTAGATGTTAATTTGACTTTTAATCCGATTCACGAGCATCCGCTTGGTTGGGATGATAATGGTGTCTTTGCCGGCACAACTGGAGGCAACCGCAAAGGCCAACAAAGATTATGGCCATATGGAGTTAGATTGACAGATGGTGCGGAGATGTATGATAATCTGGCTGAGATCGATGATGCACAAAAATATGTTAACGAACAGATTGAGGCTGGCTCTTCCTTTGTAGAATTGAAAGAAAATGCTGAAGCGGCAGTTGCCAATGCAGAAGCAAAATATGTTGGCCTGTTTGGCAGCCTGAGATTAAAAAAGGATCTTGCGGCCGGCGAAGAATCTGCTGCAATATATCAAGCAACTCAGGGCTCGTCTGGCGTGAGCGCTATAGCTGCTTACGTGGGACAACAAGGACCATTCGATGATCCTATGAATTTTGTGCCTGGCGACACCACCGGACTTATAACAATAGAAGACCACTCCCAGGCCGATACCGAACAGATCGCCGCCGCCGAAGCCCAAGGGAAGTTTGACCCAGGATCTTAATATTAAGGAACATTAAATAATGCCAAGATATAATAAATATAGAATATTAGATAACGATAGCGAATATTATGCCCCTCTTAGAAGGTCACGAGGCCTTAAGAGTATAAGACATTATGAAACGCCCTATATTAGACACCCCACAGTTGGACAGCGCGCATCTCTTATGACAGTCACACATGTTTGGAAATATGGTGATAGATTTTATAAATTAGCCGATAAACATTATGGAGATCCCCGTCTTTGGTGGGTTATAGCATGGTATAATTCAGCGCCTACGGAAGCTACTCTTGCTATCGGTAGTGTGATTGCAATTCCTGTGAATATTGAAAAAGCCTTAAAGGTTTTGGGAGTAACATAAGATGACTACTCCAACAACTTCTGCAGATCCCTTCGCAACGGTTAGGAATTTTGTGGATGTATGTGCCCGGGATGCCCGTTCACACGAGGCTAAAACAATTGCGCAAAATCTCAAAAATAATTGGGGCACCAACGGTTCGGCCATTAAGCCGAAGATTGACAATATTCGCAACATCGCGATTAATTATAAATCCGCCGTCACTGCCTACGAGACCGAAGCAGCGGCCGGAAATGTCGGTGGTTTCACAGCAATGCCCGGTCCTGCGCCTGACCCGACGAATTATTTTGCCCGCTCAGTCGATTGGAATGACCCCAACGCACTTGGAGGTATCCTGACGCTGGTGGCGCAGGAAACCAAGAGAATACGCAATGAGATACAGATCTCTTTCCGACCGGTCGCAATGGAGCGCCTCCCAGGAGCCGCGTTTGAGTCACTTTTTTTTGGGTTTTTGGACGAATTCGATGAGGCGCAAGACATGTACCTAGCATTTAAGGAGATGGATGAGGCCTGGGACGCCCTGATCGAACAGTTGATTGCGCCCCTAGCAGCGATGAGAAAATGCGGTGATGAGATTGGCACCGTGGCTGCGAGCGCCGAGGGCTGTGAGTACATCGGTTCTATTGCTGATTTTATTGATGACTTCATTCCCAAAGTCAAGGATTTTAACTGTCCCGATGCTTTAGTCACTCCTCAAGCCGCAGCCGCCGCCGCTGCCGGTCGGTGGGCGTTATATCTCAAGTTGTCAACTTTGAGGGCGCCAGAGATTTTAAAGAGCAGTGTTTTTTATTGGCAAAAATATTTGAACTAGCTGAATATAAAAAAGAGACTATCGAAACGACTATAGTTCCAAAAAGATTACCATATATTAATCCTCCTCCTGGAAATTCAGGCTCTAAGGGAAATGCATGTTTAATGGCAGATGGCGATCCTTATGCTTTTATTAATAAACTAACACAACATCCTCATCAAAAAGTATTTTTTGATATGCACAACAAAGATATTTCAACTTTAATGCCGATGATAAAACTTTATAAGATAAATACAATTGGCTCAAATGAAACACAGCAAGAATATACCTTTCAGTCTAACACGACAAAAGCAGAGATAGATAGTACTTTTGCAAATAAAGGAAAAAGAGGATATGGAGTTGGGGTTAAAGACTTTTCTTTTGTCTATGATGGAAATAACCCATTTGCTGCCAAGAAAAGCATTAAGGCAAAATTAACCATTTTTGCTAATAGTTTTGATGAATTGCTGAAAGAGCGAGACCCACCTGAAAGAGGCGATTCAGTATGGAGTTATATTGAACTGGCTTTGAAAACCGGGAAGGGCACTGCTGCTACTGCCAAGAAAGGAAAAACAGCCGCACAAATAGAAGAGATTGAAAATAATCTAGCAAAATTAGATTTTAGATTAAAAGCAGTTGTCGGTTGGGCCAAGCCACCAGGAAGATTAAGCCACTTTGGCCAATGGGGAGTAAACGAGTTTGGAACAATGTATAAAAAGACACATCTTTTAGATGCAATATATGATTCTCATATGACTTTAAATTTAACGCCGGTAACTCACGAATTTAATTTAGATGATATGGGTCGTGTTACTTTTGTGATTCATTACTTAGCTTATGTAGATGATTTCTTTGATCAGTCTGGTTTTAATATATTTTCTGATGTAATAACAAATTTAAAGATGCTAAAGAGAAAATTAAAGTACAAAACGCTTACAAAAAAGTGCGAAGCAGCAAAGGTCGCAGAACAAAAAAAGCTAGAATTAAAAGATAAGAAAGTAAAATTAGAAAAACAAAAATCGCTGCAAAGTATTATTCAAAAATTATTTGTACTTGATAGAGTAAAATATATTGAAATAGGTTATGGCGAGCTTGTCGCTTTTGAATCAGAGGGTCCATATTATGAACTGTCCTCAGCCGGTAGTATAGCTGATAAAATTGTTGATCAAAGCCTTCTTTTAAGTGTGGATACAAATCTGGTAGCAAAGTATGACGACGCACAAAAAAACGCATTCACAAACAAAACAGGCCAAGCCGCAATAAGAGAACTAACTTTTGCTTTAGCAGCTTCTAACCCTTGGCATAATACTATTCCATTTTTTTACGTGAGTGATTTGATGGACGCTATTTTGAGTGGTATAGAAAATAAGTTAGAAGAGATGCCTAAACAAATAAGCACCCTACAATATCAAGGCGTTATCGCTGCCACGACATCAGCTACAACAGTTTTGGCAGCTGGTGTAGATCCTGAGATCGATCCGGTGGATATTGCCGCAGAAAAAGAAAAACTAGAACTTTTTGCAGCAAATTTTAAGAAATTTAGATTAATGCTTGGCCCACTAGAAATTGTTAATCCTAAAGACGGCGAGACAAGTCTATTTGTAAATTTTGGAGATGTGCCTATTTCTGTTAAATATTTTATTGAATGGATGACCGATAAGCTTTTGAAAAAAGACGAATCAGTCTATTCATTGAGTAAATTTTTAAGTGATTTTTTCAACGATCTTATAAAGAATTTCCTTAACGATTCTAACTGCTTCGATGGTTTGGCAAAGCAAAAAGCAAGATTGAATCAAGCGGTGATCACGTCGTATAGATCTTCTGGAGAGACAAGAGATGAATTTACTGCAGCAATTCAAAATCAACATCCACTTGCATCGAGAGGAGTGCTGAAAAATATGAAGCAGCCCGTACTAAACGTTTCAGGCGAAAGTTTTTTACCAGATGGAGGACAAAATGGTGTCGGCCGCGAGATAAACTATATGGTTTTTTATGCTGGAAGAACACAGCCAACTGAACTAATGAAGGGTAATAGAAGCGATGACGAAGCCAAAGGAATTTTTCACTACATGTTAGGAAAAAATCGTGGTATCGTAAAAAAGATTGATTTGTCTAAAACTACTTCAACGGGACTCAGAGAGGTTAGATTCGAACAGGAAGGATATGATGGATTAGAGCAATTAAGAGAAGTTTACGATGTTAATTTAACAACTTATGCCAATGTAAAAGCATGGCCTGGAACATATCTCTATGTGGACCCATCCGGTTGGAGCCCTATGAAGACTGATTTAGATCTAACTCAACTTGGAATCGGAGGCTACTGTATGATTATTCGTTCAGAACATACGTTTGGTCCCGGTCAGGCAGAATCAAAAATCACAGCCAAATGGGTTGCTTCTATTGATGCTAAACTCACAACCCCCAACGAAGGAGAGGAAAAGGCGTCCGGTTCTGGTGCTGGTACAAATAGCTCTACGATGTGTAATTTCGGCAAACGCGAAGAGGGCTTAGGGGCTAAATTTTTGGAGATTTTGAAGGGCAATACTGGAGTTGCCGCAAATGATGGATCTACACCATCTCCAGGAGGGGCTGGGCCTTAAAATGTCATTCTATTTTACCGATTCTAATAATGCGAATAGCCTTGAGCTTTTTACGAAAAGATTGATATATCGTGGACAAGCTGCTTCCGCCGCAGCGGATTATCAAAATTTTATGGATTTTAATTTCGCGGAGAAATTTTTATACGGACGAGTGGACCGGTCTTTTCTGCCAATTACATTTGTGGGGGGGTTCACACCATTAAAAAGTTTTAGCAGGAGTTTCGCAAAAACAGATAATTTACAGGCAGCTAATTTCGTTGTGGACGCATTTGAGGCCATGGCACAACAATTTGAAAGATGTGTATTAAAGGGTCAAATATCTCCTAGTGATCCATTTTTAAGTAATCTAAAGGTTTTTAAGGCACACACATCTTCTACAACAGTATACGGTCAATATATAGATAAATATTTTCACGCAATAGTGACACACGCTCAAAATACTAATATAAGAATCAAAAATTTTGATGAATTTATAAAAGAATTAATGATTTTACTGCAGATAAGTGCCTACGAGACTCCTTTTACTGAGCCGGCATTTACAAAAAGCAAATATTGTCCTTTTATGGCTAATGGATTGTCGCTTGAAATAGCCGATGCTGATCCAGCTAATGACGATAAAAAGATAAAAGAATTTTTTCATAGCAGGAATTGGAGGTTTTATTTAAATACTTGTCGTTCTTATGGATTTATGGTAGATCGTATGGCGCCATGGAGATTAGTTGCAGACATAGCTAGTGGTACCATGCTTGAATATGCTTCCAAATACCATGCAGGATCCACTAATATGATTTTGGGAACTAGCTACGCATTAACACATAATTTTTACTTCAAAAAATTTAAATATTTTCTTTTAAAATTGTATAATAAAGTTATATTGCAGAACTTTCTAGTGGTAGAAGAATGCAACGGAAGAATGATATCAAAACGAATTAATCCAGCACGGTATACGCCAGAACAATTTGACAACAAATACACAGATGAATATTTTTTGAAATTATATTGTAAAATTCGTTTTTTGGAAGAAGAGTCTCAATTTAAAGTCTTTAAGAAAAATATCTTGATAGATGACACAGTTGAATTGTTTCAAATAAAAGGAATAGAGGAGGCCCTAGATAAATTTGAAAAAATAATCAATAAACCATTTGACTATCGCGGCTCTTTGAGTTATTATATTAGATATACCGAAGCACTAGAAGAATTGGAGGGCCCTTGATATTTCAAACATTGGATGATAAATCCGATTGTGTGGGAATGTATGTTGACGGTAAATTACATTTTGATGATTTTCCGTCCAATCTCACAAAGACTTGGAAGTATACGGGCTCCATCACGAATCCTGATGTGGAATACGCGTCGTTGCGTTGTGGGGGGCAATCTCTCAAACAAGCGTGCCCCGAAGAACTTATCGAAGAATGGCGCTGGCTACAGCGACGTTTTGAAGCATATTTGAAATCTTTTAGAATAGGAAAAATCAGTATGCGCGAGCATTGCTTCTTTGATCTCGTGCCAAAAGATTTTTTAAAACAGTTTTGCGAGGCTAAAAACAAAATCACAGAACACGTATTTGAAAATTACGAAAAGCCTAAGAATTACGAGCATTTGGACAAGGTTCAAAAATTGCTTTACAAAATTAAATATCGTGATTTAAACATCAGTAGCGAGAATAGTAAATCCTTGTTTTATAAAACACATATACGAGAACGCGCCCAAAAATTGTTAAAGGGCTCTAAGCATATAGATTATAATTTGTTTGGAACTGTGACGGGCAGGCTCGCTACAAACACCAGTTCTTTTCCTATCCTCACAATGATGCGTGAGTTGAGAAAGCTTGTGAAGCCTCACAACGATTGGTTTATTTCGTTAGATTACAATGGTGCCGAAGCAAGAACATTTCTCGCTCTGGCCGGCCAGCTACAACCCCAGGAAGATATTCATGAGTGGAATAAAGAAAACGTCATTCGAAAAAAAGACTTGACAAGAGACGAAATGAAGACTATCTTCTTTACGTGGCTATACAGTCCCGACGAACATCAAGCTTTAAAGGATAGTATTTACAATAAAGCAGCCGTCTTAGAAAAACACTATGTTGATGGAAGGGTAAATACACCTTTTAAGCGGAGCATTATAGTAGATGATAGAAAAGCATTGAATTACCTTGTGCAAAGCACAACAGCCGATTTAGTATTAGACAAAGCGGTTGAAATTGATAAGTTCTTACAGGATAAAAAATCGTTTGTTTCACATATAGTTCATGATGAAATCGTTTTGGATATGGCAGATGACGAGCGCGAATTGGCTGTAGATATTAAAAAGATGTTTGCCGAGAATAGATTGGGAAACTATCTTGTTAATCTGAAAGCTGGAAAGAATTATTTAGACTTGGAAGACCTTAAGTTATGATTTCTGTTGTTGGACTTGGAAATGCCGCTTCGGCTATTGCAGAAAAGTTTTCTGTTCCTCCCAATTATAATGTATATTTGATGAATGATAAAATAGCTCGTTCGTCCAAATATAAATTTAAGCTAAAGACATATGAGAGCCCAGAAGACTATGAAAAGAGTGTTCCTAATGTTAAAAAGTTTTTTAAGGATATTGATGATCATGTTCAGTTTATTATTGTCGGCTCTTCTTATAGTTCAAATTATTCATTGGGAATTCTTGAGCAAATTAAAGACAAAAGAATAGATGTATTTTATATTAAGCCCGACACTGAACTTTTAACCGGAATCCCCCTCCTCATGGAGAGTGCGGTGTTTGGTGTTTTGCAAGAGTATGCACGTTCTGGATTACTTAATTCTATCACGTTCTTTTCAAACTTAAATCTAGAAAATATTTTGCAGAACATTCCTGTTAAAGAATATTATAATACATTGAATAACTCTATTTTTTCAACTATTCATTATTTGAACTATTTTGAGCATTCTGAGCCTGAAATCGGTCAAGTTTCGCGTCCAGCAGATATTAATCGTGTTAGAGCGATAGGTATGCTGGATATGGAAAATCTTAAAGAAAAATGGATTTTTGACCTTGACACCGAGCGAGAGCTATGTTATTATATGTGTATAAATGAAAAAAGATTAGAGGAAGAAGGAGGGCTTCATAGGAAGCTAGTTAATATGTTAAAGGAAAAACCAAGAAATGCTTTTAGAAAAATTTCATATGCTATCTATGAAACTTCCCTACAACAAGACTTTGGGTTTTGCGTTGCCCACACTAACGTAATCCAAAAAAACTCTTGACTTGCTTTGTCGAGAGTGGTATACTATAACAGTAAGGAACGCTTATTGTTTACTCATAAACATCAAAAAAAGGAGATAAATTATGGGAATTGATATGGAGCTTATGCGCCGCAAGCTCGCAACTTTGCGCGGTGAAAACACTAACGGAAACTCTGTCTG